GTTGGCGCACCTATGGAAAGACCTACTGGTTGGTAGAGCGTACAAACTACCAAAGATTGCAAAGTCTTACAATCTTGGTTTTAATGCGCTCCACTATAAGGTTGGTCAGCCTATGGGTGCTCTGTCATCGTGGGCTTTGCTTGCGCTGACCCACCATGCCATAGTTCAGTTAAGTGCCCGTCGATGCGGGGTATCAAAAGGCAAAGTATGGTTTTCTGACTATGCCTTGTTGGGAGACGATATTGTTATTGCTAACAAAGCCGTCGCCAACGAGTATCTCCGGATAATGGAGAGGATAGGTGTGAAAGTTGGCTTAGCCAAAAGCCTCGTTTCGCATACTAGATCTCTAGAGTTTGCTAAGCGGACTTACATCCGGGGACGGGATGCATCTCCTATTTCGCTAGCAGAAGTATCTGTCGCATTGAAAAATGTGGCAGCACTTGCTGAGCTTCTTAGGAAGAACGATGCTTTCAAGAAATTGAAAGTGTCGACCGTAGCTCGCTTTGTTGGTTTCGGTTATAAGAATTTAGCCAAACTACAGTTAGGCTATTCTCTTAATAATCGTCTCTCTAGGTTGATTGCCTATATTACCCGCCCTGGCGGAATTATCACCGTACCTTTTGAGGTATGGCTTAGTTCCGTTGGACCAGGATACGGGGCTAGGTTATTACCACATTCTGTTTGGCATGTTGCCAAAAAGGTGTGGGAAACCCTAATAGGAGCAATCATTAGTTCGGAAAAGGTTATTGAGCGTTCTCTCTTTAAGGCGTACTCAGCAAACGTAAGTGAGCTGTGTACTCCAAAAGGAGAGATAATCCTGTCATTCTGGAAAGAATGGTTCTCCGTTGGCGACACCGGAGAGCTCAATTCCATATGGAAAGAGTGGATATTCCGCCCAACTACTGATTCCCTACGTGAGCGCTTCGAAAGTATAGATGACCAACTTAGGATTCTTAGTCCTAAAGTCATGCCAGAATTCAGTGAGCTAGAGGGTTTATGGAAGAGGGTGTTCGATCTTGACGAAGGACTTTCGGCCCTTCCTAAAGATTTAACATGGGTTCATCGTGATAACGAAGAACCACTTTCATCCGCCAGAATAATAAACTGGTGGGTGAAACTTCGACCATTTGCCCTTAGAGATCGAGCTGAAATTCTAGACCTTCGAGCGGTTTTCGCTTCGTAGCC